TCAATAGTTTTGTTGGTTAAAGTTTGAGTACCAGTTAAAGTAGCAACTCCAGTTAAAGTATTGGTCGAGGCGTCAATAGTTTTGTTGGTTAAAGTTTGAGTACCAGTTAAAGTAGCAACTCCAGTAAGCGTATTTACTGAAGAATCAATAGTTTTGTTGGTTAAAGTTTGAGTATCTGTTGTTCCAATGATCGTTCCGCTTGGAACCCCTTTGCCTAGAACCTCTGTCGAAGTCAAAACCGCTGTTCCATTGATTTCAAAAACCTTGCCAGTAAGCAAGTTGAAATCCTCTGAAGATGTCCATGCGGAGGTGGCATTTACCCAATTAAGAGTTTTGGTTGTTCCACCGCTAAGTGAAATACCACCACCGTCTGCGTTTGCATCTGATGGACTCACAACATCGTTAATAACAATATTTTTATCTTCTACAACCAAGTTTGTTGTGTTGATATTCGTTGTGGTTCCGTTAATTGTCGGGTCGGTGAGAACTGGACTCGTCAGGGTCTTATTAGTAAGAGTAACCGTATTGGTTGCTGTTACTTCAGGCGCTGCGTTAGTTAAAATTGCCATATTATGCCACCGTGCTTCCGAAAGCCGAGAAGGAGAAATCTGCTGTTGATGCTTGAATTGTTATTACATCTGATGCGTCAAGGGTCATTCCGATAGTTAGGGATACAAAAGAATTGGCGGCGAGGGTTACATCAAAAGCAATATAGTGTTCAGCCGCGAGAGTTGCTCCATTTGGACGAACGGCAATTCTGTATGTGCCACCCACCGCGCCACGGTTAGTCACAACTAGGCTGGAGACGATAACTTCCGTTGCCGACGGCACCGTAAACAGCGTAGTTGCTGTGTTAGCCGAGGGCGCTAGTTGCCCTAAGACCTTGTAATTTGTTGGCATGAAGTTATCCTCCGATTAAAAGTAATGGGTTTATTGTAGCGGATGCGTTATTTGTGGCTGTGGTGGCACTTGCCGATGCGGTTGAGGCATAGCCTTGAGCCGCGGAAGTAAAAGATGTAATATCAGTACCATCTAAACTGTAAGTAGCCGCGGTCAGGGCTGTATAGGTGGCAAAGGCTGTATCCAAAGCCGTGTAACTTGCATACTCTGATGGAATATACCAATACTTCCCCGTAGCAAGAAACTTGTTTGTACTCTGATTGATGTTTATATCTAGGGTAGCAATGTTGGTCGCCAGCCCATTAAATGTTGTTTGGTCTATCAACTGAACATAAGTTGTGCTTAGAGTCGGGGCTGGACTTATATCTGCTAAATCTAAAGACCCCACGGTGTCGTAGGGAATACTAATTGTGTAGGTTCGCCCACCAGGAAAAGACTCTTCGACTGAATAGGTAAACGGGTTAGGAATAACATCGGGGTCATTTGTTGCGGGGAGGGTGACAGAGAAAAAGCCACTTACTAAAGGAACTACTACCGTTGATGGGGCAACCATTTGGTCATCTGTCCCATTACGCAATACCTCGGCTGAACTGAAACGAATCTGCCCAGCAATAGCGGTACCTTCATAATCTACATAACTACCAGTAATTAGAACTGTGGTTAAACTCGCACCCAAAGCCATTAGGCACCCACAAAAACTAAGATGTTAAATTTATTTGCAAGGGCAGATTCCGCTGTTGTTTTTGAACTCAAAGCGCTTGTTTGCGCCGTATTCAAAGCATTGGCACTTGTCTGCGCCGCTGATGTCGCAACTTCCAAAGCGGTCAAAAGGGTGCTGTTACTTGTTAATGATGCAATGGGTACATATGGTTCAGCCATTTAGACCCCCATGAATAATAAAGACTTGACGGTGAATGAAGCAATCTCATTTGCCGCTATTGTGGCAGATTGAGAATAAGCCAAAGCGTTCTCTTCGTAATCTTCGGCATCAACAACAATGACTCGGATGCCCTCTGCTGTGGTGTAGCGGGTTAATAGAGCCTGGTACTGATCGGTAGATACATAAGCGACGGCTTCGGCGCTAGAAAGGGCTGGAAGCAAATCTGCAAGATTTTGAGTAGTACCTGCAACTGATAAAGGTAGGGCAATTTGAAGTTCGCGCCCGCCTGTGAAGTTTTCGGTAATGTCGTAGATAAAGGGCTGTGGGGCGACATCGGTATCACTCGTAACGGGCAAGGTGATAGTAAATGAGCCAGTAGCATCGAGTGTTTTAGTAATAACAACTGGCATAATAATTACATTAGCCGTTACTTCTTTTAGAATTGTTTGTGGCACAAAAGATAGAGAACCTCGAACTGGATTGCCAATCAAATCAACATAAGTACCAACGATTATGGCTGTTGAAAGAGAGGATGGCAAAGCCATTTATCAGGCTCCTTGACGGATAATATTTACTGTTTGTGTGCTTGAGGTGACTACGGCATATAGTTTTTCATCGTCTTGTAGTTCAATTGAAAAACTTGAATCGGCTTTGAGAAGATATCCATAGGCTGAAGTCGTAACACCATCTCCACCTAAGTAAACATCTACCCCGCCCGCAGGATTTTGAACATTGATAGTCTGCCCGTCTTTACCGTCGGCATCTGAGGTTAGTTTAGTAGCCGTGGTTCCAACTGAAACTCTAGCGTGTGTAACTGCCATTTTATACTCCTCTTAAAACCTTTTACTTATTTAGTGGCTTGGGCTTTTTTAACTAATTTAGGTTTTTCTTCTGCGACTGGTTCCTCTGCAAGGACTTTGATATAGCGGTTGGACTCAAGATTCTTGGTGTGCTTCCAATCCGAAACATCAACAATATCCCCAAACTTGAGGGTCTTACCGTTGGCGGTCATTGTTTTAAGAATTGTTGCCTTCATTATGACCGTGAATCAACCCAAAGATATGTCCAAGTCGCGGCTGCATTATCAATAGCGCCAACTGTCGGATTGTAAAGATATACAGTTCCTTCATCATCGCCCGTAACCGCACAACCAACATAAAGAAGGTCGTCGTTAAGCGCCGCTGGTGGGTTCATTACTAGAACATCGCCAACCTTCGCACCTGTGAGAGTGAAAGTTGTTGCTCCGCGTGTAACTGTTGCAATTGAATCAGGGTTAATTGAAATTGTTCCGAAATCAAATCCATAAACAACATCTGTTGTGCCCACAACAAGGGCACCCATTGACGCTTCGCCTTTTGTAATTCTAAGTGCATTTGTAGCCATTTTATTTTCCTATTCTAAGAGAAAAGGGGGAGAGTTTTAGTCTCCCCCTTTTCTTCTTAATTGAATTAAGCGACGACAGTATTCCAAAAGAAACCAAGATCAGTAGAGATGACTTTGTTATCGAAAGCCATTTCTGCTTCAACTCGGTCTGATTTGATTGATTCCATACGGAACTGTGAAGTTCCGATTGTTGCTCCAAGACCGCCTGAAACACCTGTCCATTGGAAGGTGTAACCAGCAGAAGGAGTAAGTAATCCTGGCGTTGGTGCAACATGGCAAAGAAGAGCCTTCTTACCAGTTGTGAATGAATACGCTTCAGCAGCGCCTTCGGCATTTGTAGCCTTGACTGCTTTTGAAACCAATACCCGAGGAATGTCAAACATTGCTGCGAGCATATCTGTTGTGATTGTCTGTGAAGATGTGTACTTGATACGGTCTACAAGGTCAGGATGGTTCTTTAGAGACTTGAATACATCGTAACCAAGAACCAAAGTGTTCGCTTCCATACCTGTTTTGCCAAGAATTTCGCTCTTAGCATCTTCGATATCTGAAATTGGGTCAGATGCTGTGTAGTCTGACCATTGCTTGACTTCGTTTGTTGATGGTGTACCAGCAACTCCCGCGTAATCATTTGCCCATACTGATGTTGAGAGGAAGTCAGTTACAAACTGAATTTCTTTCTTGAGTGCTAGACGACGAGTTACGAACTCTGTTGCCTCGCGTAATGGGTTGATTGGTGAGTCTGCGTTTGCAGTTGTTTGATCGTCTACATCCTTGTGGAAAGCAAAAACATCACAAGAATAAGTTGATGTTGAAAGATTGTATCCGCCACCAGCAGATTCAGTTCCTGGGGCGCGGCGCTGAGCCTCGTCACGGAACCAGTCGTTTTTGGTGTACTGGAAATACTTGTCAGACTTCTTATCAACAGGAATTACTGGGAATACCTTGTCTGCGATAAAGTTGTCTTGATTTTGCAGATACGCAATAGAAATATTGGTGAGGATTGCGTCAATGTGGACGCTATTGATATTTGGCTGTGGCATTTGTTATTCCCCTTAAGCCGCTCTACCAGCATTGCTGCAAGCAACAACGACAGTTACGATTTCACCTGAAGCGCCACCCAATAGGGCTTGACCTAAAGCAAATTTAGTTGTGTCAGTTCCGTGAACGATTGCAACGCCAGCGCCAGCAGCAGATGTGCCTACGACGCCGCCCATGGCAACTGTGCCACCTAAAACTAACTTTGAACCACCAGCAACAAGAATTTCTGCTTCTTGTCCTGATGTTGGTGCGTTCTGAAGAATTCCGATTGGCAAATCTGTTGCGGCTGCAACCACAACTGCTAATCCTGATGAATTCAACTTAACGAAGTTGTACTGCTTAGCGGAAAGGTCGGCTCCTGCTACCAGAGTGACCTTTACCGAGTAATTACTGATTTCATATGCCATGGTTTAGGCACCTTTCTCGGATAGGTATTGGCTGTATAGGTCAGGATTGTTTGAAGCAACATCACCAAGCGCTTGCTCGAATGACTTTGCTAAGCCCTCTTCAACTGCGGATTTTGCTAATGAAGTCATACGCTCATAAGCATTTCCAGATTTGAAGTTTGCAGATTTGCCGATTTCTGCAAAAATTTGTGCTGACTCTGCCTGAGCATTGACTGAAGAAAGTAAATCTTCAACCG